TGCTAGTGCTGCAACAATCACAGACAGCGCAGGGTCTAGTCCTAGCTCATTACTGGCTAAGAATGATAACAAAGATACCAATACGCCACGTGCGTAGGATTTTAGTATCGCCTTCTGCTTCTTGCTTATCTTCATATTTTGCCTCCCAGTAGTGGTATATCAAACGGCTTGGAATCTTTATCACCGCTCTTTGTAAAACTAATATGGATATGCTTCGTGTGCTTGTTGTAACCCTTGTACTTGCGCCATTTAAAATTAAGTATCTTGCTGGCAATCATGCCATTGTGTATCACGTAAGATATGCGTTTATCGGTTTTAGCGCATATTCTGATCTGGTCAGCCAAATATACTGAGATCCCTTCGGATGTATCCAAGCGAGAATCAACATCAATGGCTCGTACACACCCATTTGCGTCTGGATTATGATCCGATTTTCTGGTGGCATGACGAGCATCGCCCAACCATCCGCAATTGGTAGTGCGACGATCTGGGTACCAGGTATCAATCTGATCTCGTAGCTGTACACCGCCTGCACATAGCCATGGTTTCATTTGCCACACTTCCTCAAGATTGTGCTGTTAGCCTAGAAGTAGCCTTGCCTCATCCTCTGTAATACCTAGCCGATCAAGCAGGGCTGCCTTTTGGGTGGCCTTTACTGTATCTTGTTCGGATTTCCAAGCAGCATACTGAATGAAACCATCTTCAAATTGTTTTTTAGTAATTGGCTCACATTCTAAAAATTCAATTCCTTCATAATCGTTGCCAGTAATAATCCAGCCACCTGTTGGAATTAACATATATAAAACATCTCCACCTGAAATCATATTAAGCACCTATTTCCATTAGAACTATTTGTGAAGTTACATTTTCAGCCTGAACACGCACATAAGCCACATTTCCTACTGACTTAAACTCGGTTTTATAAGTTATTGCTGAGGTAGTAGCAGGTGAATCTAAATAACTGACATTAGCAGTACCAATACCATTATACGCACCACTATCAGTAAAGCCAAGCAAAGTGCCAAAGTTTAGTATTGTTGTAGAATCTCTTACTAGTCTAATTTCTCCTTGAGTAGCACCTAGTTTTAACACACCAGATTGTGCAACTAATACTAAAACTTTACTTGAAGCAGATGAGGGCGTGATTGTGGCAGTTAAATTTGTGGTTGCAAAAGTTGAGGTTGAATTATTTACTTCTGTTCCATAAGTTGCACTAACTACTTGCAGTACTTTTCCACCACCCGAAGCCGCAGCCCATTTTAAACCAGTAGCCTCAGAACTATCCGCTACAAGTGTGGTTCCATTTGCACCAACAGTTAATTTAGCGAAGGTGTCTGCGCCAGTACCAGCTATTAAATCACCCTTAGCATCAATAGCCGTGGCCATAGAGTTAGTAACCGTAACCGTGCCAGAAGTGCCACCACCTGATATACCTATACCAGCGGTTACGCCTTCAATATCACCTGTTGCACCTGACGCTACCCAGGCTGCGCCGTCGTAATACCATAGAGAATTATTATCTTTAGTGAATGCAAAGTTGCCTTCCTGCGGTGAGGTTACGGCTGCATCTCTAGCTGTTGCAGTAGCAAACACCCAGATATTTTGCATTAAATAACCATCAACATCTGCGGCGGTGAGAACCTCGCCTGTAGTGAAGTCCTTAAATCCTAATCCTGCTGCCATCTTTACTCCTTAATAACTGAGGACATTATAGTCTAAAGTCCCATAAATCGTATCATTTAGGATAAATGCGTCGATAACGGGTTCTAGTGTTGTGAAGGTAGTGCGCCAACTATTCGGTGTTATATTCATACGTACACCGAAAATCTGCAATGTTTTCTCTAAGGTAGAACCGCCTGGCTGGGTAGTAATTACCTTTATGGGATCAAAGAAGTCTAGGTCTAAGGCTGCAATTATGCCTGTGTTGTAATTGTTTGTGTATAGGTCAAGCACTATTGAGTCCACTCGGATAGTTGTTTCTGCTCGGCTAGCGACATAAGCCTGGGCGTAATCTAGTGCTACCGCGTCGCTCTGCATAAGTAGGTTGTCTAAAAAGTAGCTGTGTAAGAAGTATTTATCAATGCTCGCTTGATTTAAGGCTACCTGGGCGCTGCCGCCAGATCTCGTAATTGTCGCTTTGTTAAATATAAGCACATCGTTAAGAATCCAGCTAGCATCAAAATAGCTTATACCCGTTCCGTTATCTGCAAAGATCGTTGGTGTGCCGCCAATAGATCCAGCTGTTACATTCCTGTCTTGGAATACAAACGACCCACTAGCGTCTACGTATAAAGCGCCATACTCTGACGTGGCTACGGTAGTTAAGGCGGCTAAGGCTGTTCTGTTGCTGCCAGGATCGTTCTGGAGCGTAGTTAGCCCTGCATCCACGTCACGCATGGTTGCTGGCCAATCTATCTCGTCCAGAATCTGATTAATACGGGTTCCACTTAGATTTCCAGCGCTAGCACCTGCAACTGTACTGATCTGTGCTACCTGGGCCAACCTAAACGCATCAACTGCCTGGATAGTTGTGATGGCTACCGTATCGTCGGACTCGCCAGGGTAAGTGGTCACATAGCTTGTAATGAACCCTGAGAATATAGGATAAATGACGCTGCCATAAGTTGCAGTAATCTGCACCTTCTTCATAGGTGTTAATAAATTATAATACGGTCCGCTGACGTTCTGAGGATTAAAGTCGCCATTTTGATCGACGATGCGCAAGGTAAGTGCGCCTGTCTGAAATTGATCTGATAGCGCAGTACGGCCTCGGTTGGTCTCTATGCGGTTAATTTGATTTGATACGTCTACAATCACCGCTGTTGAATCTGCCAATATATTTGTGTCTAGTATTCCTGTTCCTAATACCATGGCCTGGGCAAAACTAGGCCCAGTGCTGAAGTTAATTACAGCGTTAACTACTGGTACGGTCATCCTGGTAAGCCACCATTAGGGGCGGTGCTATATCCACTACGGCCAGCGACTTGAATGCTCTCGGCTACTAGCTGTGCAAACTTATCACCAGACGGTGTGTCAATTCTTACGTTTACATCTACGGACCTATTGCCAGATTCCCTGGCTCTCTCGGTTGCTATTTGTGACACGTTCATACCAGAATAAGAGGCTGTGCCTACTAGTTGCGTTGCTAAGTCTTGGAAATATGCAGCTGGTAACGGCGCACGTGCAGGTGAAGATGGCAATGTTGTTGTAGAGGGAGTCTTAGCAACCCCACCCATTGAAGCTATGAATGCGGCTATCTGAGCGTTTAAAGCCCTCACCATTTCTAAGGCTGTGTTTTGTAAGTAATCATCTATTTTAGTATTTAGTGTTTTGACTTTAAATAATGCAAATTCTTCTAAAGACATACCTGCTAGTTTTGCCTGCTCTGCTAACTTCTTTAACGCTTCTGCTGCTTCTAACTCGGCTAATAACTTCTTAGCCAGGGCGTCATTGTTGTCTAAGATTGCTAGTTGTGCCTTTAGGCGTAACTTAGTCTCTTCATCGGTTGCCTGATTAAGAGCAGTGGTTAGTCCAATGCGCTCTAGATCAAACTTCTTTCGTAATTCTTCTACGTTCTTATTTTCAATAGCGTTCTTCTTAAGTAATAGTGCTAATTCTGCTGCCTTGGCTTTTGCTAGTTTATCTTCAGTCTGGAATCGTTTTGCATCAATACGGCCTGCGCTGCGTTGTTGATTAGCTGGTAAAACTGCTGCTGGCGCACTCATTCTGCCTAGACGCTGTAACAATCCAACAGCGCTCATTTCGTAAGAGAACTTTAATAATTGTTTTAATCCAGGCAGGTTTGCCACCGTTTTTATTCCAGCAGCCAACTCTCCTATACCCCTAGTTACATCGGCTATGCCCGTGGCAAGGTCGGTCATACTATTTGTTAGCGTATCTATACTGTTATCATCGCCTAAAGCAGTTAACGCATCTATTAGACCTTTACCTATGATTTCCGTTGCATCGGCAGAAGCAACCGATATAAGACTCATCTTGCCTGCAAAGGTTCCCAGCCTAGCTGTTGCTTGGCCTGCAAACTTGGCGTTTAACTCCTCCATGATTTTATCCATGTCGCCAGTCTTTAACGTGGCTTTACTTAGCCCTGCACCTAGCCTGGTAAGGCCCGTGGTATTGCCTGAGAAACCGCGTGTTAATGCTGCGCTTACTTCACTTAATGATCTACCCGTGGCAGCGCTTACGTTTAGTGCAGTCTCTAATGCATCTTGGCTTTTAGTGATTGAGCCCGTTGCAGTTAAGAGTTGCTGGAACGCTGGCCTTAACTCATCGTCAAGCACGCCATATAGTTTTTGTAAACTGCCTATGTACGCCTCTACTCCTGGCGCGGAGAATGCAAAGCCTGTGTTCTTTAACTGCACCTCAAGTGATTTAGCGGCCTTTTCATCGGCTGCAAAAGCATTCACAGCCTTTTTGCCAAAGGCAACTAATGCTGTCGTAGCAAAAACACGACTAAAAGTCCTGCCTAGTTTTTGTGCTTGCTTATCAAAGGCCGATATATCCTTCTGACCTTTTTTAAGAGCCTTACCGTTCCAGGTGGCCGCCGCTGCGACGAATATATTGGCCATTACGCAGCCTTTTTAATTGCTGTTTTGCGTGTGAACTCCACGGCTGTATTGTCTATCGCTTTTAATATAGCTTCATAAACTTTGGTGCTATCTTCGGCCCAAGCCTTGTAAACTAAACGACCCTGCATTTTTCTTCCACCACGGCCAAGTTGCCCAGGTACTCTTTTAGGCTTTGTAACTGGAACCAATTGTGCAATAAATTGTTGGCTGGCAAATGGATTGTTAGATTCATAATCTTCTAATGATTTACTTTTAGCAGATTTTCTTACATACGTGCCACTACCTTCATGCTTAAATGTAAATGGTGCTCGCCCTTGTGGGTTTAATCTTCCTGCGGTTTCATAAATAGAGCCGCCCCTGCTAACGTTGTAAACATATTGGCTTACTTGCCAGCCGTTTTTCAAAACTTTATTTTTGCCAGGATTATAACCAATACCTGCTTTAGCCACGCCGCTATCAAACTTGGGGAATGGTTTATCAACATTAGAAGATAATGGTTTAGACCATCCTGATAACACCTGGCTATTTGATGGCACATAACTTCTAGCTTTATCCGCAACCTGCCTCATCAACGGGTCTATTGCACTGCTAACTCTTATTCTCAGGTCTTCATCAATAAAACTTAAACCATTTATGACATCTTTAACGCCTACGACCTCGACTGGCATTTTTGATCTCCTTGGCTCTATCGCTTAGTACCTGCACGATTGCTCGCAGCATTTCTGGGTCCATGTTAATGAACTCATTAGGCGCAATCCCAAGTTCTACAGACAGGCTGGCTATCGTGTAGAGCGTGGAATCACGCTGAACTATTTTTTTTCTTCGTCTAATACCTCGACAGTTTCTAAGCTGTCTATAAACTCGGCACCAAATAAAGGAACAGTTATGTTAGCCCTACGCAAGCACTCGTGCGCCAAGAAGTAAATCTCGGTCTGCCTTTCGTGGTCGCGTAGGACTTTACTAATTCCTGCTTGATACTTTAACTCGAAAGCGTACTCAACACCTGGCGTTATTTTGTGTTCTGTGACTTCGCCATTAGCCCTTGTTATCTTTAGCTTTGCCATTATTGCTCCTTAGTTATGCTGTTACGTCGACTACTATAACTGAATTACATGTAAATGTAATGCTTTGAGTTGACATGTCGCCAACAGATCCGTTTAGGTCCTGTGTATTATTAACCAGTACTGTAGTTTGGTACTCAGGATTAGTAGCACTAATAACTGCTGAAGTGCGCTTAATTACTAGTGGCACTGTTGTACCCCATGCTGCTGCAAGTGTCGCAGTAACTGCGTTAGCACCTGACGCTGCTGTATCGTTAAGCAGTTCCAAAGTTATTGTTGATGCTTCCAGTCCCTTTGTAAATTTATGTGCGGAGTCACCCATTGCTGTGACTTCCAGTTCATCAAAGCTGCGGTTAATTGTAACGCCTGTAACTACGCCTGAAATATCGACGCTGTTAAGGGTAACAACCGCACCATTGCTTAGAAATACGGCCATTATTCTTCCTCTTCTTTCTTTAGAGCAGGTTTCTTAACCGCTGCTGGTGGTTCGGTAATCTGGCCGATTCTAGCCAGAAATCTAAGGTCTTCTTCGGTAAATCCTTTGTAGCTCATGTTAACTCCAATTCGTGAGGATTGATACAGTGATCTCAGAAACCAGAAGATCGCCACTTGCTGCGGCAATCATCGCTGGCGCTGAAATACTAGAGATGTTCATTTGGTAAGTAGCAGCAGCTAGTTTTGTAACTACTGCTAAAATATAATCTTCCATGCCAGCCAAGTTGCCCTGGTTATCTAGCGCTGGCTTTGTAATCAGCACTTTGAAGTTTGCTAATGGGTTTACGCTTATCTCATCGTTGTTAGACGGCACAATGTAAGGATCGCCAGGTGTAATAACAACGCTGTTGGCCAGCAATGTTGGTGGTGGAAAACTAAACACCGACCATACGCCAGCATTTGTTAAAGTAGTGGCCAGGGTTGATCTGAGGGTTGTTATTGCTGCTGGCATTAGCCCACCAGAGACGCTGGACTTGAATACGGCTGGATGAGACCACGCACTCTGTTAATCAGCTGATAACCCATCCGATAGGGGCTTGCACTGATCCCATCCATACCGACCCCACCAGTCTGGCTGACCTGTCTGGATTGCCAGACGTCAACTGCCACTATCATTGCGGCTTCTCTTATGGCTGGGGTTGTCGCGTAAGATTGGGTCTTATGGTCTGGACCTGTGGCTAGTCCGTAAGGTAATACTTTATGGAATACTTGATTAGCTGCTGTTTTGTTGTATTGCACAAATGAGTATCCGTTAGGATAATTAACTTGTCCGTAGTTGTACATAAATACTGGGATAAGGCTAGTAGTGCCGCTGGTTGGCGGTATTGTGCCTGTAATTGTGTGGGTGCCGTTAAATGTAGCACCGCAACCACTAACCACTATTGATTGGGTCGCTGCAAAGGCATTCGGGTTGGCAAGCATAATAGTTGCCACGTTATCTTGTAGTGCTGTGCCTACCACTGGAGCAGTATTAAACCAAAGATACTGATTGATCAGATCTTCTGAGGTTTGGCACACTTCCTCAACAGTTGCATCGGAGTAGAGGGAGCCAATTCCAAGGTTCGCCCTCAACTCGGCCATAGTCACATACGCGGCTGGCATCTCTACTCCTTTGCTAATAGCTCCCTGGGGCTAGGGCTACTAAACCCCAGAGATTATTTATTTAATCGGTTTTATCAGGTCTTCTTGTACTTTAAGATTCCGTTAGGCATCTTGGCAATTGTTGCCATGTAGCCATAGATCGCAACCTGTACTTGTAGGTTAGATACTACGTTTACAGACATGAATGCCTGTGGTGAGCGATATACGGTAAATGCTTCTGGCGCAAGGATCACAGCAGAATCATCGTCGAAGGTAGTTGCTGAGAAGTTTTTATCCACATACAAGTCTAAGCCGAGAACGTTGCCTCGGATAGATGTTGGATTTACCTGTCCAGCTGCGTTCATTGGTTGTAACGCATTAAATACTGGGCGCTTTGTTGTGTCTTGCGCACCGATCAACGCACCCCATTGTGCTGGGTTAGCGATGTAGTTTTGTGCAAAGTAACCTGTGTTTGAATAGATAGTACGTGCGCCTTCTGTAGTGAATGCGACAATACCATCAAGGTCCGCAGATGTGTTTGTACCGTTCATACCAGCTGCAAGTAAAGCAGTTAGTACAGTTGTATCAATTGTCTTTAGATATGCATACTCAAGTTGCTTTGTAAGTTCTGCATAAAAGTTTGGATCTGATCTCTCAAGCAGTTCCACACTCAGCGTATTCATGCCTGAGTACTTAGATACTGTGCCTGTTAAATAAGCAGTTTCCATTCCTGTATTTTGTACTGCGCCAGCTTCCGCTTCAACAGTTACAACTGGTGCCACTCCCGTTCCACCACCACTTGAGGTAACAAGTGAAGGCACATTGATTGTCATGCCCGATGCTGGAAGTGTGCCTTGTGAACAGGCATCAATTGCTGGTGTGCCGAAGCGTGTATTAGTTACAAACTCGCTTAGATATTGAGTTGGAGAAAATGCTGGGTTAGTTGAGAATGAATCATCGGCTGCAGCTATGTACAGTTTTGAATCATCGTTGCCTAAGGCAGCTTTAATTTTGTGCTCTGTGTACGAAGCCATTGATGTAATTGGCGAACGTACAGATGTTTGAATAAGTGGTGCTGTAATAACTGGGCGTGCGGCTTCTACTGTAGGAGTAGCAGCCTCTGCCTTTGCTTCTTGTGGCGCTGTTGCTAAATCTTCCACAGGAGCCTCGCTTTCTTTAGT